GCCATTTGAGAAGCAATATCTTTTGTCATCTCTGTAAGCCCTTCTGCAGTATCAGGATAATCTCCTTCAACTTCGTATCCTAAAGCACTTAGAATTTCTCCTACTACAGTGTCGCTTTTTTCAGAAGGTTCAACGTCATCATCATCATCATCTTCTTCAGTATCCTCTTCTTCTATTTCTTCTTCCGTTTCTTCTACTTCGTCTACTACTTCTTCTGTAGTTTCTTCTGCAGCTTCTTCCGTTTCAACTTCAGCAGTATCATCAATACTTACTGTGTCAACTCCATCACCTGCGATTACATCGTCAAAAGTAATGTCATCCAATTGTATTTTTTCATTTGGGTCCATATATATTTAGTTTTATTAAGTTACAAAAATACGATTTATATTAATATTTTTTATAGTTTTTATTTTTTCAAAGTTGTCATTATTGTATAACACTTATTACAAAAATCTTGGTTTATAACCACCTCTTTTTTTACCTTTTCTATATTCTTTTATATACTCTTCTGGAGTTTTATTTACACCAGGAACTTTAAAAGGTTTATTATCTCTAATAGAAGCAAAATATTTCCTACCGCCTTGTCTTCCTAAAAAATGAGATAACGCTGCAAGTTCATCATTAGTAAAATCTTTAGTTTGCTCTGAATATTTTTCTCTATAATGTTTAACATTTTCTTTAAGACCTCTTACATCAGGAATATCTCCTCTCCACCTCATATCTAATAATTGGTTTTGCAAAGTAGTATCAGCTGCAAATTCTTCTCTAGTAATACCTTTTAATTCTGGCATATCTTTTATTTCACTAAACAGTTGCCCATACAAACCTGTAGCAGTACTAGTTTTATTTATCATATTAACACCGTTACTACTTTCTGGAATTCTTAATCTTTTTTTGAAATCTTTAGGCGCTTGCTCTTTTTGAGCTTTAAAATTAGATGTATAAACATTTTCAAGATCTTGTTTATAATTTGTATTAAATTGGTTTTCAAATCCACCTTTTTGTTTAGTTGTATTATCTATAGGAGTTACTACTTGTCCTTTTTTTAATCTACCTTGTTTTTCTAGACTAAATATAGTTCTCATAGCGTCATCTTCAGATTTACCAGATGCTGCTATTAATGACCCCATTGCATTATTATAAATATCTTCATAAGATTCTTTAGCTTTTACTTCTAAAGGCCTTGTATCTTGCATAAGAGTCATGGCTTCATGCCCCATCCCAAAAAGATTTGAACCTAGAAATCCTGCAAGTTTATCTGCTCCTATTTTATCTAACATTCCTCCAATGTATGGAACATTTTTTACTTTATTTTCTATAGCTTTTGAAGTTTTATACCCTGCTGCTGTATGCCTATGTGAGTCTACGACTTCTCTTATTGATCTAGTAATAGTAGGATATTGACTACTTAGAGCCTTTTCTTGTATTAATAAATCTTTAAGTATAGGATCTTCACTTCTAGCTTTTTCTACTTTTTCATCAAACCCTTTATAATGTCTTTGATCATATAAGTTGTCATAAATTTCATAACGCCTTTGATCAATTTGATCTTGTACATCTCTGTACTGTGGAGCAACAACATTATAGTTAGGTATTGCTGAATAGTTAAAAGCCTCATACATAGGGTGGCCTAACTTTTCATTAACTTTATCTTCTAAGTCATCAAGATAGCTACTAGTTTTTCTTTTATACCCACCATCTTGCGCAAATTGAGATGCATTAGCTTTTTCTAAATTCTTTTTCATAGCAACCTCATTCATAAATTTTATAAGGTTTTTGCTATCTCGGTTTTGATTTTGTTCGTATTTTGTTTTCTCTTGTTGTAGAAAATTTTCAATATTTTCAGGAGTACTAAAGTCTGTATCGGGATACTGAGATTCATAAAAAGGCATATTATCTTGTATTCTTTCTACATTTTTATTTCCGTATTGATTGTAAGGATCTCTAATTGTTGGAATATTTAAACCTCTAAATAAATGTGCAGCAGGAGTCTGTCCTTCTATATGAAATTGAGTATTTCTTAATTTTTCAATGTGCTCCTGAGTAAAAGGGCCAGAAGATGCATCCCATACACCCGCAGCTTTAAGGGCAGATTCTAATTCTTTTTTTTGAGATTTTAATTCAGGGGCTGATAATAAATAATTAGTGCGATTTTCAGCCGCAGTAGAGCCCCCTAATAAAGATATATAATTTGGACTATGTCCAGAATTTGATGGAGCGTTTGTAAAAAATGTTTTATAGTAATCTTCTAATTCATCTGTTTTACTAGGAGATTTAAAATCTTCTGTAGTTTTAATATAATTACCAGAGCCAGTATTACTACTAGTTAGTAAAGAAGCATGCCCTGCATTAGCTCTGTGCGCAAGCTCATGTATTTTAGTAGAATATAAGTTACTAAATCCTAATTTAAAATTAGGTTGTCGCGTAACAAAAGCAGGTTTTTTAGAATCGGAATTTATATTTAATCCTATAAAATTATCTTTATGAACTAAAATACCTTGTGTACCAGGGCTTGCATACCTTTGAGGTATTGGACTAGCTGGGTTGTTACCCGTGTTTATTGCTTGTACGTTACTGTTTTGTATATTAGAAACTTCTTGATCAGATAAATTTATATTATGTGCATTTGCGTACTCTTTTCTAAGTCTATCTCCATATGCATCTGAGCTATATAAATTAGATAACTCTGCAATAGGTTTATCTAAATTATAATTATCTTTTTCTCCAGCTGTTTGATATTGTTGAGGGCTAGAATCTTTCATACCACCCCTTTTATATTCTGCAGGTGTTTCTATTACAGTTCCTTCGTAAGGTCCTGTAGGAAGATTCTTAATTCCTGGAGGAACGTTTTTGTACGATTCTACCAAGTGTCCTTGGTTGTCATATTTATCTACATTTATAGGGGCCTTCATGCCCACAGTATTAAAAGATTGTCCAGGTTGTACATCAGGAAAAGCCATAGACGCTTGCGTATTTCCTTGTGCGTGTTCTTCTCGTAAACCTGTTTGTTGTTCTTGTGGAGTTTGCGCAACTTGCATTTGTTGTTGCATTTGCGCTTCATGATCAGCTAGTATATCTATACCCTGTTCAGCAGCTCTGTACACTTCCAAAATACTTCCTGGAAACTGTGCAGCTTTTGCCCTATTAAGTAATTGTCGTCTAGTCTCGTTTGTTAGCATTTTGTCTAGCGGTGTCAGCTTTTAATACACTATCTTCTCGTTTAACTTGATTTGCTTCTCTATTTATATCCTCTTGACTTTGAGAAGATCTAGATCTTTCCATAAGTTCTTGCTCTTTAATGTCAAGCTGTCTGTTTTTAATTTCAAAGTCTTTAATCATTTTTTCTAAGTTAAGAGAATAGCCCTCTTGATCTTTTTTAGACTCTGCATTTATTAAAGCAATTTCAATATCTTTTTGTCTATCTTTTTCTCTTTCTAAACCTTCTGCTTCTTGTTGCATTTGAGCCGCTTCCATTTGCTGTTGCGCTTGTTCTTGCTGCGCTTGCTGTTGTGCAGCTTCTAGTTCTTCTTGAGCTTTTTCTGCAGACTTAAGATTCTTTTTAATTTGTGTAAAGCTGTCAGAATCTAGCATTTCTGCAATAACAGATGGTTTAGCACCATTTTGCATCATAGCTTGTGTAAGACTCTTCAGATTTGTAAGTTTTTCTTGATCTTTACCTGCATCAGAAACATATATGCCATAGTTAGACTCCATGTGCTCTAAAGAATTAATATCTAAAAAGTCTGTAGTACCATCAGGCATTACATACATAGTTTTCTTTCCTGTATGCCACGCTTCTTTAGAATAATCTAATAATGCTTGGAAGTCTCTTTGTTCTAGTCTTTCAAATTTACGGAATAGATCTTCTGTAATATGAGATGATTGTAAAATAGCTTGTTGTGAACTAGCTTTACCTTCATACGCTCCTATTTCCCCTTGTCTTTGTCTAGATACACCAGATATTTTTTCCCACTCTACTAAAATAGATTCTAGTAGTGTGATATATTGCTGTATAGTCTTAATAGACATATCCAGTACGGATTGATGCTGTGGGTTGAGTTGTATTCCTTCTTTGTTGTAATCTACCCAAGCAATACCCGTACCTTCAACGTAATACATAAATTTATCCATGTCCCATTTCTTTGGTATCATGTTTATGTCAAACTGTGCAATAATATCTTTACTTCTTGCAATAGCCAATTCTAATCTATACTTATAAATATTGTAATTTAATTGATATGGTATACCAAGTTTTACTAAAGATATATTAGCAGAATTTACATCAGAGTATCTTCTACCGTTAATAGGTAATTTACATGTTGATGGGTTATCTAATGATATTCTTTGATTTGCTATCGGATTCATGTTTACATAAAAACGACCATCAATTCTAGTACCTTCCCATACTTCATTTACCCATAACCATTGTAGTTTTGCTCCAGAATCTTTTAATTCTCTAGGCATTCTAAAGCTTTCGTCTACCTCTACCTCTTCTATAGCGCCTGTGTCCATATCCATGTATGATAAAAATCCAATCTTTTTTCTAGATTTCCAATATACATTTGTAACTTCTACCAGTCTATTTCTATAAGCGTTAGCATCTTTTCCTGAATTATTTGCATATAAAAAACCTATGTCATTTTCATGGTGTCTAGGTTCTTCAAGCTCCATAACTTGTTGTTCTGTTAAACTATCATAATAGTGATCAATAACTGTAGATGGGTGTACATATTTGCGTACAAGCGCCCAATCACCATCTTCTACAAACTCTAAATCTGGATCTAAGTCGTAATCTACATCAATAGGGTTAAGAACTTCGTAAAAAGGTTCTCCATTACGCACTCCTCTGTGTGTATATACTTCACCTGCTACTAAATAATGAAACCAAGCTTTTTGTATTTTGTCATACACTTCTTGGTCTTGCATAATGTAACTTAATGCTTGTTGTCCTAGTACAGCTCTATTGTCTACATAAGACATTTCAAACATATCAGCAATATGCTTAGGTAATTCTATTTCTTGTTCAGGATCAGCACCTACATCTAGTCCTTGATTTTGTACAGACTGTAAGAAATGCAATTGCAAGTTTTTGTAAATAGCATCTGTCTTTGCCTGCTCTTTAATACTAACAGAGTCAGCATTTTGTACTGTAACGGTATAATTGAGAGGTCGTTTAGATTTTTCACCTAAGAGAAGATCAATTATGGGTTTGATAATAGGATAATTACGCATCTCTGAAGGAAAATTTTTGCGAGATTTGCCGTATGGCTTTAAAACGTAATTGTAATCTGCCTCATCAATTACACCGTTGTAATAATCGTATAGTATTTTTATATCATCCTTTCTGTTTGAATGTCCTATACCTGAGTTAGAAAGATCAATAAATGCTTCTACACATTTTTCTCTCCAATCTTTTGTCTTTTGTCGTAAAGGCAGTTTTTGCCTTGGAATTTTATCGTAACCCATAATCTTACAAAAATACTAAATTTTACAAACGCTTTTACATTTGTTTTATTTTCTACGCGCGTTTTATAGATATATCACTAGTAATAATTCTGATCAAACCATTTGTTGCTAGAATTATCTTCTAATATCTCTTTTATCTCCGTATTGTACAGCTCTCTAGTATGATACATACCAATCATAAAAGCCATAACGCGGTCAAAGTTACCTTTATGATTAAATTTTATAAGCTCTAACAATAATGCAGGGTCATATATCTTATGTAAATTTAAAGTCTGGTTACCATGTTCATCTGTACTTCTAACAGTATTTAACCAGTCTCTTATGTATATTTCACCTTGTCTTTTTCTACCTTCTGTCATATGCATACCATATTGACGTTTTACAGTTTTAGATCGCAAATCTTTTTTGTCTAACATCTCAAATTCTTCTTGCAATCTATGTAACTTTCTGTGTCGTTTTGCGTATGCTATTACTTCACCACGATCATTCTCAAATCCTATTTTACAACCGTAATAATCAGCTAACATAAATAAATTTCTATTATATTCATCCTGTGTAGCTGGCCTACCTACATAACTTGCTACAATCATGTCATCTGGCTGCGATATATTGTTTGGTCTTTTAATTACATATGCCGCTCCTAAAGATGTGCTGTCTGCAGATTGATTTTGACCATAAGGGTCATGACATATTACATACATATTTCTAGGAACTGTTCCTTCTGCTGTTTTATGAGGTGCTTGATATATAACTATACCTCCTGTAGTATTATCATCTTTTCTATGTGGGTATTTTATAATTTGTTTTAAATCTCCATCAGGTGTAAACTTTATAGCTCCTTCTTTACTATAATAAAACTTACCTATTGTACCTATAGACTGTAAACTCCTAGCTTTGACTTTATTATACTGTTCTTGCAAAGATGCTACGTCAAAAAGATTAGCAGTTACTCTAAGAGTTGCTTCTTGAGGTGAAAAAGGGTGTTCTGCCATATATTGGTCTAATGATTTTGCATCTGCCGCACCTTTTTTCTTTTCCCTCATTTCTTTTTCGTACTCTACTGCATTTTCTTGCATAGAGTTACCATCATCATCAATAAATCCATCTAAATTCTTTTGTATAGGTATAAAATATCCACATCTTGTACCAAGAGCCCCTTCATCCCAAACATTGTCATAATCCATACAATCGTATGCTGCAGGATTGTAAAATATCTCCTCCATAGCTTCAAAATCAGCTCCTTCTGTACCACCTGTACCAAATGCTATCATCATACCTAAAGTTTTAGCACCTTGACGCATTGTTGGCATAGTTACCTCCCATGCTTTTAATAATCCTGGAAAAGATCCCGCCTCTTCAAAGAAAACTAGTTCTCCCGCCTTACCCCTTACTTTATCTGGGTTATCTTTTAAAGATACTCCCATAATCTGGGACTTCATACCCATTTCTATCTCTAAACCGTTTACTTTTTTCTTATATCCTGATTGTTTGTGCATCTCACGGTCTCTTAGGCGTGGTTGAGCCCATGCAGTATGATCATCTATAAATGCTAAGAAGTCCCAAGCTTTAGAAAGTAGTCCATCTCCAATTAAGTATTCTTTTTGTGCTGCAAATACAAAGTTTTTAGAATTTTTTACAAAAAAGTAGTTACGAGCAAGCATAGAACCTGCTTTATAAGAGTATCCTTTACGACGAGCTTTTAAAACAATCATATGCTTATTACCTGCTCTAGCTTTATCTATTTCTTGGAAGTATTCCCAGTCTCCGTCGTAAAATCTAGGAAATGTACGCTCACGTTTAGCTTGTGTACTGCCATCTGGCATTATTTCATCAACAGCTCTATCAATAGGACAATAGTTTAAATAAAAATAATGAAATCCTGTAACATGTAACTCATTTACAGTATACCCATATAAACATCTACGTTTTTCTTCATCCCAAAACTCATAATACTCTTTTGTCCCAGGTAAAGCATTAGTAAAATAGCCATTTTTTAAAAAAGCTATTGCAGCTGGTCTTACTCTGTTGGTGTTTTGGAATTTTGACATTTAGTTTTTACTTTTACAAGTTCTGCACACTTTTCATACTCCTCAAGCTCTACAAAGTGAGCAATTACCATGTCTATAATAGCTGGATTCTTACCAGTTTCTACTAAAGGGTCAAATGGTAAAGGATATGTATCAATTTCGTGTAATTCTAAATTAACTATTAAGTCATCTACGTTTTGCTTATCAGTTATAAACTCATAAGCGTTAAACATTGCTCTATTATACATTTCTAAGTC